CATACTTATTGTTCTCAATAAGCAAAGGGTACCCGTAAAAAAATGCAGCCATCAAAACGTCCTCATAGAAGATCTTTGCGAGGGGAGGGCGAGAAGCATACTCCAAGACGAAATGGTTGCAGGGGTAGTTCATATTGAACTTGTTATATAGGTGAAGAGCTCCCTTAGAGCCCCTTCCATCCACAGTAGCGTCAATATCATAGCTATCCACGCCGCCAACACCAATGTGTGGATGAGGCGCCACGAGTCTTCCCCGCACTTCTTTCTTTTTGTTGCGTATCTCTGGCGGAGCAATCCAAGAAGTATAGAACTTTCCTTTAGCATCAGGGTAGAAAATAACTTGAGTGTCTTTCTTTCCGTCCTTCCAGACAAAGTTCCCCCTTACTACGGGGTTGGGGAATAGATCGTCGTTGTAAGATATTTGGTCGTATATCTTCCCGATGTTAAATAGGCTACTCTCGATGCTATCTCGAAATGCCTCGTCAGATGTGAAGGGGAACTGACGAACAACCTCGTTTAACTCAGATGCGTTTTGCTTGAGGCTGTCCCTTTCGTTCTTCAGGTACGTCTTCGCCCCCATATGAACGTACTCACCATCAATGCCCAGCACATCGCCATCAGGATCGTCTACGATAGGATTACCGTAAACATCAAAGAACCCTTCTAGAGAGTCATATGACGGAATGAACAGGCGGTACAAGCCAGTTCGGGTTCTTCCGTTGGCGTTTCTTTCAAGTGGATTAGAGTCCGCCCACAACCCCTTGTACTCCTTGCCACCTTTGTCCATAGGGTTTACCGTGCTGCCGACCATGGCCTTGCCCACCACCTTTCTTCCTACGATCAAGCATGTCCTCTGAATCCTCCAAGCCTCCCTGATGTCAGTGGGCTTCTCCCACTTTCCTGCCTCGTCGAGATAAAGAAGGTGGACCTTCTCACCGTCGTATGCGTTGTTGGTGGTGTTCTTCCAGTTGATAACACTGTTCAGCGCCTCTCCAGCTTGAGCGGTTTTGTTCTTCTTCGTAATCTTTTTGGAGGGTTCGCGGAAGGCTAGCTCCATACGCGGGTTGGTGGTACCGTCTTGGATGGGCTTGAAGAAGAACGGGTACTTACGGAACATCTGCACCACCTTTTTCATGAAGATGTTTTCTTGTGCATCCTTACCCGTCTTGCTCTGTATCCCGAGCAGCTTGTCTTTTACCTGAGTAGCCTCATCGACAAGAACAGCAGAACAGATATTGGTGTACCCAGATCGACGGCACTTAGTGTACAGCTGACCTAAACATCTGGGGTCAGCCTCGCACGCAGCCATGTGCAAGAAGATGTCCCTTTGAAAGCTGAGGTAGTATGGGTGGCCAACATCAAGGTTGGTCCACTGCAACATCATGTAATGACGACCCGTGATGTATGTAGGGACACCGTCATTAAAAAACCAAACGCCCTCACGCCGACGGACAAACTCTTGCTCGATATATGGACGAAACTTTTCTCTGAACTCCCTTGGCATTTCTGCCCACTCATCCATAGAGCGAATACGCGATAGCTCAGGCGGTACTGACTGCCGAGTCCATTTCTGCTCTGACCGAGGTAGTTCGTGAAAGAGGATTTTACTTTTCTTAGGCGCTTTGGGGAGCACAATGACAAGCCCACCGAGTTCGATAGTCTCACCCATCGTACCGTTGGGACAAATGCAAACACCCCAGTCCTCATAGTCCTTTAACTTAACCAGCCTATCCATTACCTAACCAAGGTAACGTAGCCATTTATAAGGTAGGAGTCGGATGAGAAAGAAGACGTGCACTTTAGCACATAAACATAAACCCCATCCTGAACGTAGTACTCGTCACCGCCAAGCCAAACGTCGTCGGGATCCAATCCCTCCCAAATCAAATCACCAGCTCTAGAGTACACAGATAAATTCCATTCAGACCAACAACCAGATGGGGTTTCTGATTCCCACGCATCATTAACACCATCGTTGTTAGGGGTAAAACTGTTTGCAATATAAATAGGACACTCAGAAAGCGGGTGAAGGCACGGATACCCTGTGTCGCAATCAACCTCTAAGAGGTCGTACTCATATAGATAGATAGTATCTGTTTCGTATGTGGTCCAAAAGATCGTGTCGTAGTTCGTAATCTCGTTTACCACAAACACCGTATCTGTAAGGTACTCAGTTACATAGAGGGTGTCCACCACATATATGTAGGTGGTGTCGTAAAAATACCAGTTGATTGCTACGGGGATGGTGTCATACTCTGTAATAACGACGGTGTCTGGCGGGAGCTCGACATACACCGTGTCCACCTCAACCAGAGTTACCGTGTCTGGCGGGAGCTCGACATACACCGTATCGTATACATAAATGACCTCAGGAACATCCTCAGGACACATGATGATCCAGTTGTCCTGCCAATTAGAGTCTTCATACAACCCACAGCAATCAGGGGTGATGCCGCCGCCAAGACTACCAACTTCAGCCCATCCGCCGTTGTCAGCGTACATGGTTGGGCCATAACTAATTTGCCAGATGACAGCCTGAATGCCAAAACCCTGATCCATCCAAAACTCAAATGCATTGAGAAGGTTGGAATAAAGACTATTGCTATTGGCCTGATAGAAGTCATCAAGCGGAAACGTGATGGTGTCTCCCGTATAGTACGGTGGGTCTACATTGTAACCTGCCCATACATCCAAATTGGTCCAGTTGGAGGATTGGGTCGTGGTCGTAGCAGAGTATATCCAACCGGGGTGGTTGCTGTCGTCAGGGGTGCTCAACCCCCACGGGAAGTCCCACCCCTGATTCATTGCATTGCAATCGTCATCAAGCGCTTGAAAACCAAACTGAATTTCAGCTATGGCCGTCGGGCCTGACGTACCACCACAACTCTCAGTGTTGTTAAACGCAACAGTAATGGTGCCGCCGACAGGATTGAACTCAAGGAGCTCAAGATCACACTGAGCATAACCCGCTACAGGAAACCACAGCAGAAGAAGCCAAAGCCTAGCCATCTGCAGGGTGTTCGTGCATCTTAGGGTCTTGAGTGAAAGCGCAAGCCCGAATAAAGTCCATATCGATAAACAGCGGGGTCTTTTCTCCAACATAGCCACTTACAATATTGAAATCCATGTGCTCCTGAGCCTCTTCAACAGACATGCCGTCTCGAGCAACCAGAATATTGCGGATTTTGTTTACGTCATAAACGGCCACGGGGTTCATCCCACAGCTGATTCCTATTAAAGCCAAGTCAAACCCGTCAGCAAGAAGGCACTCTTCTTCTTCTAACGACTCCATCAGCCTATCCCAGTCTTCGTTCTTCCAACTCATTTTGAAAATCTTTCTGCAAAACCACCAGAATAATCATTTTCCGAGCTCAATTCACCGCTTGTGGACAGATCCTTAATCATTTGTTCCAGCCGCTGCCTCTCCACAACCAGCTCCTTACAGTCCAAAGCCGTTTGCTTGATAGCTGAGAGCTCTGCCTTTCGACCAGAACCATTCAGCTCTTGATCTACAGGCTTCTTGATCTCTTCGATCATATTGTCGATAGCTACCTCCATGCTTGCCATCAATCGCTTTGCTGCGTTAGTCGTTGTAAACGTAGAGGAGGTCCGTTGGGTCGACCCTGAATTTTTCTTCGCCATCAATTTTAATACTGTAATCCATGTTCTTCTTGAACGCCACGATATCCCCCTCCGACAATCCCAACTCCTCAGTAAGGTGATTACCCTTCCAGAGCTGAGCCTTTTTTGGCGGAGGCTTTTTGTGGGTGATAACCTCTATGATTTCAGATGTCATCTCGTCCTCTTGATCGACGGGCGTCATAAGGCACCAATCCCCCAAGGTGCTCACCTCTCCACTGTCCTTTTCTTTATACGCGATGGCCTGATTCGAAACGCAGGTGATGGGGTCGTAGAGAACAAGGTACTCCTTCTCCTGAGTCCCTAGGGGCTGGCCTTCTTGAAGCACAACCCGATGGTGGAAGTACAGAGTGTCCCCAACTTGAACGGGGGTGTCGTGTTTTGCCGGCAGCGCGGTTACCGGCCCCTCCATAACCCTGTGCTCAAACTCGTTAAAGCGATTGGCTACATGAAGCTCTAGACCGGAGTCAGTGGTCATAGTATCGTTAAGGGTTTTTTCCAGCTTAACGATAAAGTGATTCATTGCTTTCATCAGAAATTCAAATCGTATTCTACAATGCAGGGCATGTCGTCGATAGACTTCCACAGGGAGGTGCCCTCTTCGCCCTCTAGGTAAACCAAGTATCTGTTTTTGCTATACCGATGTAGGTGCTCATGATCGAAAACAATAGCAGACACCCACCTATTGCCAGCCTTCATACCAACATAGTAAGCCATAGCGTCCTTCGGGTTTTGGCCGATGACGATCTTTCTAATCAATCCCATCACTCGTCGCCTTCAGAATCAATTCCCGCATCGTCAAGCATGTCGCCAAGCGTGTATGTTTGTGTAGGAGGGGCGTCTTCCCTGTTGTAAGAGGCCCGAACAAACTCAAACACCTCTTCCAGAATATCCTCGTGCTCAATGTGAAAGCTCATGATAGCCTTTAGGATAGGGTCGTCGTCAACATCTCTATCCACCACGCCTGTAACCATTAAAGAAATTACGTCATCTTGCATGCCGTATTTCACGATACATCTTTCCATCTCAAAATGAAGGCGCTGTATCTCAAGTAAAAATTCCTGCTTATCCATTAGTGCAACTTACACAATCGATGGCTAAAAAAGACCGCCCCAAAAAGAGCATGTTCAGAGACTTTTCAGTCTTAGAAAAGAAAAGGATCTCTAAGAACCATTTAAAAAACCTCAGGTCTACGCTACATAAGTTTCAAGACGACTACAACCTGTTTCAAAAGGAGATCCACTTTATGCTTTGGGCGTATGACCTAGAGTTTTTTACTCTAGACTACGCTTCTGAAGAGTATGGGTTTAGCAGGGACAAGCTGGCAAACAGGATTGTGTACCCATTGGTCAATGAAGGCTACCTGTACAAACACTTTGATAAGCTCACTCCATCGACAACTGAAGAAGATCACCTCTTCCGTGAAGAGACCAAGTTCAACTACAGGGTTAGGTACGCGCTAACTCAGAAAGCAAGACTGATGGTTCAGAGGTTCTACAACAACCTTAGTCCGCGATGAACTCCACCTTGAACTGCGTTACGTACATCTGATCGTTTTGAGCTGGCTCGTTGGAAGTAGTGTCCTCAAGCTCCACTTCAAAGTAATCATTGTCTGAAGTTGGACTAGGTAACGAATCAATAGTCTTCGTTCGAGTGTGTACTGTCCAAGTGTCTTCGCTAGTTGCAAAAGTGTTTGAGGTATTTCCGTGTCGTATTTTTGTTACCGCACCCGTAGACGTATTGCTAGAAGGGATAAACACTTTTACTGTTATCTTAAAGCTTCCAGAGCTTGTGTTGTAGTAATCTATAGGCAGGGAAGAAAACAAACTATTGGTTGACCCAATACCCATTTGGGCATCGACTCCGCTTGATGAATCTACATTCAGGATGACGTAGTTTGAAATTCCACCTACATCAGCGGTCCCGAGCGACAGAGTCGTAGAACTGTGACTATTCATAGAAGAAATGTCAGACCCCGTCCAGTTACCGTCTCTTTCAAAGAGAACCGCATCCACTGTACCAATCGCTGGGGCGCTAACTGGGCCACCCCCCTTGCCTACTCCTAATCCTAATCCAATCATCGTGGTGTGTCGAAGTCAGTGTACAGGATGGTGACCTCTTCCTTGCGATCTAAAGCAGCAGCGATGTATGGGTATACTCGAAAGTACGCCCGCGTGCTGTGACCTACAAAGCCATCCTTTTTTACTTGGTTGTTTTCTTGCGTGTCACCCAAGAGGAGACAGCCTGACGAATGCTCGTCAGTGTTGCCACAATGGATGAGTATGTACTCGAAATCAGGGACATCACGCACCCACAGCATTCCGCGATGAATCGTGCGAAATCGAGAGGCATATTTTTCATGAAAGCCACCAATCCTCCGAAGAGTAATGTTATACTCTCCAGCAGGTATTCGGGTTTCCCCAGCCACTTTTTCATCTCTATGCTCGTCTTCTAGTGTATAACAAAGGAACCGGCGAGTGCCGTCTGTGATGTCGAATAACGCTCCGTTCGTGGAATCCATCTCGGAGCTGAACCGTACTACCTCTAGCTTCACGTTTCGTTGCTTTTAATTTGTCGTACCTCTTGAGTCTGGGGTTAAAGTATCCTTTACTACCCATCAACAAGCCCCACGTCTGCAGGATGCATCGACAGCTCTTTTGAGCATTCGCCGTGTTCCCGAAGTCACCCCAGTGCGCCCGCGTGGGGTTTTGACTTTGGCTTTTTTCTTTTTGTCTTCCTCCTTAGGCTTGCTTGGTACATCGCCATTTACTCGCGTTGGAGCCCCCGTCAAAAACCTCGGGTTGGAAGGAGTGCCTTTATTTATTTCTTCCTGCCTTCTTTCTTTTTTTCGCGCAGCTTTTTTTGTAGCCTTCCGAATCTTACGCTTGGTACGACGGCTCACCTCAAACAGACCGCCCTCATCATATTTTTTTTTGCAATGCATTAAATCATGGGTGTTCGATTACCCATCTGTGGCATTGCCGCTCCACCTGCTGCACCTAGCATAAGGCGCATAAGCGCTCTGTTTCTAAGAAACTTATCTGGAGACTCGCCCTGCAAGTCGGCTTTACGCCTTACCCTTGAAGCCCTTTTGGGATTCATTTTCTCCATGTCGCGAGTAAGGAGCTCAAGGATCCTCATGCCCAAAGGATCCGCATTTCTTGTGTTGTAAGGAGGGACTGCACCTTCATAGTCAACCTCACCACCCATTTCATAGGTGTTCTTCATCAACTCCTCTGTGTCTCCGTCTTTATCGAGATCGAGGTAATCTGGCTTGCCGCCCTTTTCATACATGCGTGGCATCATACCGCCCCCCATATATTCAGGCATCATCTTTCCGCCCACACCATAATCCATAAGGGCTCCGCCCTTCTTGTACTTCATCTTCATGTTGCTACAGCTATAATTTCAAGGTCCAGCCCTGTAGATGCTTTTGCTTTGATAGTATCGATTTGACTCAGAGCGATAGAGCCGCCTACGTCAGATCCAGTGTTTACGTCTAGCTTGTCTAGGAAAGAGATATAAGACTCTCCCGCTCCAATTTGCACTAGATATTCCTTGGAGTTGGCTACATCTGTAAAGCGCAGGTCGCAGGTCCCCGAGCTATCTGTATTGGTGATGCGCAGATACTGCATCTCGGTGTCTGTAAGCTGCCCTGCGCCGTTGTCGGCGCCGAACTCTAGAATAGGAATCTCTGCGGTAGTGACGTTTACTACACGCTCAATAATATTCGTTACAGAAGTGATGTCTACGGTAACCGAGTTCCCCCTGTCTTTACCGTTTACATTAATCTTTTCAGTGATGTTTACCGACAGCGTAGCCATAATACAAATGTATTACTTTTTTCTCACGCCCATTCCGTAGCTCTTGGCCTTCCTGAGCTTCAGCTTACCCCCATTGTAGTACGACGCCCCGTCATCTGCTGTGGTTCCGGCAGCTACTCCGGCGGCACCTACAGCCGGCACAGCAACAAGCATCTTGTTCATGGCATCTTTTAGGACTGTGGCGTTTTCTCTTTTAAACGGATCCATAATCTCTAGGATCCTGACGTTCTCCTTGCCATAATCGAGTGTGGGATTATATAGATCCTTGCCACTATAATAGTCTTGAAGGTATCTCTCCATGAGATTGTCATCCACCTTTTGCAGCCTGTCTGTTATATATCCCTTGCTCAACATATCCTCCCTCATCTCAGCAAGGAATGGCGTCTTCTCTTGACCACCTGTACCTGTCCTGTAGTATTCTAAATCTTGCCACAATGGATCGGTAGAATCTGTGGTTATGTTAGGTGAGTTTTTGTCGATTAGCTTTAGCTTGCCAAGCATCCTGTCTGTCTCTACCGTCTTTCCGAAAGCTTGCGCGTACTGCGGGACTTGTAGGTCGGGAATATCTTGAAGCAGGTGCTGGAATTCGTGGGCAGTAACAACCCGAGCTTCGTTAGGGTTCAATAGATACTCTCGGTTCAGCTGTATCTCTGGGCTACTTCCAAAACGCTTAGGCTGATAAAAAGCACCCCTCAGTTGTGGCTCACGAATAGTTCTACCGAATAGGTCTTTTTTACCGTGAAAAACCTCGTCAACAAAAACCGCTGCATCATTTCGCAAGGCTATCAGTTCGTCGTTTATCTCTGAAGCTCTCCCGCTATCACCGGCATCCATAGCCTCGTTGTACTGACTCCTTAGAAGCTGTTCTTTTTTAATATAGCCTTCTTGAATTCTGGCCCCTCGTGCCACACCTTCAGATACATTTTTTGCTCTTTGCACATTTTGATTGAAGGATCTGAGGGCAGCGTCTACTCTAGGTTGATTTGCAATAATGTTTCCTGCATCATCTACATCAAACCGACCCAACCTATTTCTTAGGGTTACGACCTCCGCCTTATTCAATCCTAGCTGCTGTAGCTCATCATCGGTGTATTTACCGAATTCTGTTAGCTGGTCCACTATCTGCTGCCTAGCTCTGCGCTGACCCTCTGGGCTCATCACCTCAGACAGTCTTTCAGCCATAACCTGATTAGAGACGTCAAGACCTTCTTGGAGTTGCTCACCGGTGGCCTCTCGAACTTGAGCGCCACTAGTTTTTGGCCGAACAGACCCAAACCCAGATACAGCAGCTTCAACAGCCTCATCTGCTTTTGGTCGCAGGAAATTCATCAACTGTCTTCCACCACGGGACACATA